CTTATCAGTCGTCAAAAGGACGAAAACGGCTTTAATATTTGAGGGGGCCCGGAGTTTATTAATCTCGCCCTCGCCGGTTAGTCAGAACCGGCACTGACGCTAAGCGTCTTGTCTCTCTCATACTCTTTATTGTTTTTTGTTTAACGTCTAAGACGGGGCCGACAACTGGCGGCCCTTTCAGGGTAAATACCAAGCCCCACACTGTGGGGCAACGGAGGTGGGTTAACCGACTACGGGCAGCACACTATGTCGAAGGTGTGGCAAGGCGGACCCCTTAATTCGAAAAGGCTCAACGAGACTTACAATCCAAGCGGGGGAGGCCGGGGCCTGACAATCAGGGGATGACCGGGGAACTTACGAATCGGTCTCCAACGATCCAGTGCTGTCCTTTTTCACAAGCACAAAACCGTCGGGCACACACACGGTGGAGGCCAAGCCGGCGACACCACGATTGGAAACGGTGGCAACGCCAGTGCTAACACGCGGGAGGCCGAAATCACTTTTGCGTTCTAAATTCGACCTGTTGTTAATGGCATTGGCACCGGCAGGACGCACGGGTTGAGTGTCGCGTCGTTCGACCGATTCGACAATGGTGGTGGTGGTGGCGCACGGTGTATTAGCAATCACCGTGCGGCGCAAAATAGTTGCGCCGTCAAATGCCACAACTTTTGTGTCAGAATTGAGCGTGTCCGTACCGGCTGCGGAGGTCAGCGTCTGACTCAACAAAGCAGGCACTGTGGTTGACACGGGGAACACATACACTTCCAAATTCGCATTCGCATCTGCGGTAGCGTTGGTCAATGCAACCGCAACCGATGGGGCAAGCAACCACTGCGAGATAACACCAGTGCCGCTATCAATTCCGGTAGTGTAAGCAAAATTGTTGCTCGACACGGGGACATCAAATCGGCCAATCGCGATGTTGGGCTGACCGCCCGACGTCGCCGGCACCGTAGCGTACGCACCGTTGGAGGATCCACCGTTGAAAGAAGGACCAGTGTGCACGGTCACACCATTTTCACCAGCAAACGCAAACGAAGCAGTTTTGGTCTCGAGACTCACGCCCATCACAGCCACTACATACGACCCAGGCCGTGAATAACCACCCGTTTGCGGCGCACCAACAAATGGTAACAGCACCCGGAAAGACGCTACTGTCGAGCTCGATGGGGTAACCGAGTGTGCGGTGATGGAGAAGGCCGCATTGCTACCAGGAAGCGTACTGGTGGCACCAGGTACAGAAGCGTGAGCCGTACTATCATTGAGGGTCATCAATCCCTTCACAATACCCAGGTTCGTGGCAGCGGCCGAAAAGAACCGAGCAGGCGGCGGCACTGAATTGCCTCCCGTCAACGTTGAAGCGAAAAAGTGAAATTCAGCTTCAACCCACAGCTCAGAAATGGTTGCCGTGGGCCCAGTAGTATTGTCGGCCACACACAACACAAGTTTGGCGGGTGATGTGACGCGCTCGTCGCCATCCGCCACCTCATCATCGCTAATATAATAAAATGCGGTGCGTTTTCCATATTGCGCCGGCATACGATTTTCACTGTTCTCCCAAGGAGCAACAGCAACGGAAGTGGCCATGTTCTCAACACCCAATTTGGTGTTCGGGAGAGTATCGGTGACTTCAGCGTCATAAGCGGTGACAATGCGACCCACTGATGAGGTGTTGGATTCAGTGCGGATGTAATGACGCACATGGCCAGGTATCCAACAATCAAAAATCTTTGCGGCGGGTGCTGTGAGGGGAAAAGAGATGGGGTCCGCAGGGTTTATAATAAACGATCGTACGGTAACTGTCGCTGCGGTTGAATTACCAAAAACATTGGCCACTGGGAAACGCCCACGCAATGTGACGGTGACTCCTTTCATACCGTTGACAACCGCATCATGCTTATCAGCCATTCCCATAATCTCCGTGGCAGTGGCATCACCCTTTATGGCGACCGGCACACCGCCCGAAATTACCGATAAATTATGCGGAAAATTGGCCACATCGTGAGCAGCGGCGCCTCGTGTCACATCAACCGTCGGAGCAACAGGGTTGATAATCGTTTTGGCAGCAATGGGAGCGCGTTTTTCATCATACACGGTTTTGGCTTGCTTATCAAGCAATTTCTGCATGTTTGTATGAAACGTTGAAACCCCTGTGGCTTTAGCCACTTCATTGGTGGCACGCCGCAAAAGACCGCTCATGTTCGGTTTGGTTCCAGCTTCCGCACGCATTTCAGCCTGCGCTCGTTTAACATCGTTATGGACAGCTGCACTTTTGAGTTCGGCATTTCTTTTTGCAATAACGCTGTTTTGCGCTTTAGCCAACTCAGTACTGCGTCGTGCAGCTTCCTTTTCATCACGAAAGCGTCGGGGGGCTGTTTCGGGTTGCAAAGCTTTTTTGGTTTCGGGTCCATTGCGACGTGGCATACGTGGTAAGAATTTTCGATCACGATTCTTGTGATTTTTGAACTTATTAAAAGAATTTATAAGTGTGGCAGGCAGCGAAGCCGGGAGGCCAGCCCGGGCCAATAACACATACGCATTGTACGTCGCATGTAAAACCAAAGAGAGCAAAAATTGGTGATTGAGACGAGTACAAATCTGAGTAGGCAGTAACGTGAAAACCACGTGAAGTGGGAACGACATGTAAAACCCAGACAACGTTTCAACAAACGCAATAGCGACAATTGCGTACCAACCGAACCAGTATTTCAAAACTTCTTCAACGACCACACTCAAATACACGACCGCAGCTTCATTAGCGGCGCGCACGATTGGCAGCACTGCTGCCAAATCAAGTCGCAAAAAGGGTTCAAATGACGCATCAGTGAGGTCGCGAGTGGCTATCGTGCCAACGCCATTGACGACGGGAATTGCCCGATCAATCGCCGCTTGAACATCGGGCAAGAAAGACGGAGTAACGCCATAAATGGCAATCACTTGCGCGTAAGTGTCCATTGTGACGCGTACGGGCATGGCGGGACTCTCATGGAGTTTCATTGTCCACGCGCGACGTGCTTGAGGTGTTGCAAAATTACGTTCACGCGACAAAGTGGTGAGACGATCAGCAAATTCAGCCACAACTGGAACGTGCGTGGCCAGATGCAACAAACACTCGCCGACTTTCGCATAATGACTCATTGAGAGATCTTCTGCTTTCTCATCTGCTTTCAAAAGCACCTGGTTAGTAGGATCTACAATGATCATGGTGCGAGCAAGAATGCGCCCAATTTTAGGGCCCATCACCATCGTGCGCTCCCACACTTCGGGATCAATGGCAGTGCGTTTTTCGCAGAGGTAGGGCCGCGCGGAGCAAAAAGTGCAATTGCCGATGGTGGACCGCTCGGGCATTTTTGGCGAAAATCCCAGCGCACGCAAGACATCCAACATTGAATGCAACTCTTCAGTGGTCAGCGGAACAGCCGTGAAGATCACGGAGTCATCACCAGAGTCAATCAATTGAAACCCGGCAAACCCATCTTCATGAGGGCCAAGCACATCGGGGGTGACTTTACGAACGGTGCAATATGCAAAAACCATACCCTTAGCCAAACGACGGGTGTTACCTTCTGTCGTATTAGGTTGGCCGCTACCAACTTCTTCGACGCCGGTGACTTTGATGCCGTTGGCAGTGGACGCATTGAGTGAGATCAGTTGTTGCATATGATGTGTGGGGGATTTACCATCCACCGCCGCATTAATCGGTTCTCGTGACCCGAGTCGCACATCGCACTCCAACTCAAGATCGAGAAGGGCCTCATGCTGCGTGGAATCGAAACGGCGCTGATCACATTCCATAACGGGCGCATCGGCGCCAAGTCGCATGTACCAATGATAAACGGCGGCGCCGATATAATCAACAGTGCGGCCGGGCGCGTAAACGATAAAGTGATCACGGTCCCACGCGCGCCCCATCCATTTCGATACACTATAACACCACGGTCCAACCAGGGCTTTGAAAGCATCGCTGACTGTGACAATGAGCCGCGGGACAGCAACGGCGAGTGGATCAACAATTGAGAGGACGTCGGCAGCGGTAATCAGATCGGACACTTCAACTTTGGTAAACATGCCACGGCGGTAGAGACGCTTAATGGACAAACGACCGGTCATATACAACGCCAATTCAGCCGTAATCATCTTACGTTGCGTCTCAGTATACCGTGCCAACCATTTATCAAAAGTACAGACGACGAATCGCGGCACCACATAACGGCCCAACAGATGATCCCACACGCCATAATACGCACCAAAATGTTCATCAACGTGCGATACGAATCGAGAAAAAACGTTGACGTCATATGGTGTGCGAATCACAGTACCCTTTTCATCCTTGGAATCGAACATTGGCAGAGGTTGCGTGGCGCGGCCTCGTATGGC